ATTTTCGGTTGTTGAAATAATTTCATTCAACCTATTTTGTTTTTGCATTAATGCATATCCAAATTCAACATCTAGATTGCTAAATTCATTTGCAACATCGGTTTCATCAATACTGGCCAATGCTCCATTTGTCAAATCTCTCATTGTAATGTTAGGCATCCGTTATCCTCTCCTCATTTTTGCAACTATTAACTTTGTATATTCACTCAAGAATTCTTTTAATTCTTCCCTTGTAACAGTAAGTAAGTTGTTATTAACTTCTAAATTTCCCATGGGGAAAACAGTTTTAGAAACGATTGAAGAAACAAAAGCATCAGAATATGCCGGATTATGAACAGCATCATAAGTCACCAATTCAAATTGATTGATCTTATTTACGTTAGAATTATCATAAGAAATATCTTGTTCTGTAAGCGCTCTAATTGAAACGCCTACTTTAACCTTATCTCTCAGAAGGGATGAAAGAATTACACCATTAGGAGTATCAAGAGTTTCAAATCTCCCAACAACATGACTACCATCCATTCTCAAATCAGAAATAACCATAGCAACATTCTTTAACATTACCGTAGCTAATCTATTAACATCATTAATATCGTCAGGATGATCAAGTTCACCTAACAATCTTCGATCTGTAATAATTGATCCAGCTTTTTGGATTGCTGACATTAATCCCGACTTTGGAAACATGTGGCCATTAGCATTCGGAACATCAGCTTCTTGAAATACGCAATCAACAGTGATTTTTGGCCCCAGAAGCGACTTATCTTCTTTTGACGTAGAAGAAGCCACAATTGTGTATTCCAATTTTGGAGATACAACTGTTCTAATTAATGATCTCATCTGTTTCATCTGTATTACCTTCTTCGAAGGACGTATTGCCTTCATTTAACATTGGTTTTGGATTTACTTCAACTTCATCTGTCTGACCAATCTTATTTACAACATCCATAATTTCATTTTTAACTATTTTATCCATTATGGCAACCATTACTGTAACGGCTTCAACATTGTTATCAATACTGACCTTATCATTGTCTTCAATACTCTCGGAAAGAGTTGCTAAAGCTTCTGATAATTCCATTTCTGGTTTGCCTTCAAATTCAGGTTTACCATATTTGAAAGAAAGATTTCTAAGTTCTTGAACAACTTCCATATTGTCATTTGATTCTGGAGCCATTTCATTGTTCAATTCTGTTTCACCATCAGAAGGCATTATAATATCATTATCTGCCTGAACTGGAGTTGGCTTCTTATTAAGAACTTTTTGCATTCTTGCCAACTGTTCTTCTATGGATTGAGCTGATTGTTTTGATTGTTTTGATCCCATTGAAATATTTTCATCATCTTCCATTGGTTCAAAATCATCATCCATGAATTCATCATTTTCAGGTTCAATTTCTTCGGTGCCACCAACAACCTGTTCTTGAAGGTTTTCAATTTTTTCTTGAACATTTTCTAATGATGTTGACATTTCAGGATTATTTGTTGAAATGTTTTGAGAGATTTCCTCAATGGACTTTTTCAATTCTTCAAATTGTGCACTAACATCTGATGAACCTTCTGATTCATCTTTCATGGTTTCTGTTTGTAATCTTTCTGATTCTTGAGTTTCAGGTTCAATTAAATTTTCATCTTCCTGTTCTTCTTCTGCTACAACCGTTGAACTCAATTCAACTTCTTCTTTTTGGAGTTGAACATTTTCTTCTTGATTTTCCACCGTATCATTTTCTAAATTTTCAGGAGTTGAAATATCTTCACTTGTTTCTTCCATTGTAATGTTTTCTACAAGTTGAGAGTATCCTTCCAATTTCGATTTAAATTCTTCAAGTTGTGTTAAAACTTCTTCCATATTAACCTCATCCGAAGATTCAGTATTTGTGAAAGTATTAAATTCATCAAGTTTATCATTGACAAAAAGTTTAATATTGATTAACTGTGTCACGATATCCATATCACTGACATTATCAATAGCGTTTTGAACAAGATCAACAATTTCTTGAGCATAATCAGAAATTTCAGTTAGTTTATCCAACATTCCTTGGCTTTCATTTGTATCCTCTTCTGGCATTTCTTTTGTTTCATCGGTTGTATCCAACTCTTCAGATACCAAAGGAGAATAATTTGAAAGGCAGTCTTGAAGATTGGCAGTGATATATTCACGAATCATAAATAACGTATTGGTATCCAAATTAGGCACATTCAATTTAATATTTTCAAGAATGGCCCTATCTGAATCGGACATATCATCACTAAGACTTGCAACTGAATCAATCCCAGAAGAAATATCAGATAAAAGTTGATTTCTTGGATCGAAATTTGGCATATTTTTTAACCCCCATATATAACGAAACTAAATATCTAGTTTAATTTCTTCTTTTTAACTTTCTGGTGAGACTGTTTCTGATGTTTCCATACCAGATTCTTCCCCGCCCATTTGTGGTAATTCTTCCTCTGTCGTTTCTTCTGGTTCTTCCGAACCAAAATCAGATTCCCCAAATGTTTCTACATCGCCAAATCCACCACCAGATGACCCACCCATTTCTCCCATGTTTTCATCTTCTGGATTCTTAAATATTGTCATCTTCTTTTCTTCTTCCTTTTCTTTTTCCATTTTCTGCAATTCTTCTTCCGTCAAACCAATGATATTTTTGGCTAGCCATTTCATTGAAATATTTGGTATCATTCCCTTTAAATCACTAGCAACCGAAATTCTATTACTCATATTTTCTAAACGAATATTATCTTCAAGATTTTGTGGTTCTGGCAATGAAATGGTGACTGAGCCAACCAATTCTGGATATCCCATAATGATTAAACAATTGTCAATCAATTGATTTAATCCAATATTAACATCTGTTTGAAGCTTTTTAATTTGTCGGGCAAAATTTACATCTTCCAATGTCAATAATGCTCTTGTGCTAGTTCCTTCTTCATTAGCTAAATATGCAGGTGGAACCCCGAGAGAGCTTAAAAGTTTCTTTTTCCAGTATTCCATATCTTCAATATTTGTCGAAAGGTCATCGCCTGGAATACTTTCAATTGTTAAGAGTGATGTGCCCCCAACGGTTCTTGACCAATAATCTTCATCAATTGATAAAAGATCTGGAATAGAATCAATTGACAATCCTTTTGAAGTATCAATAACTTTGTCTCTTTTGATTTGATTCTTCACACCTTCTATAAAAGAAGGGACTTCTGATTCTGGCATATTTCCACATTCAACACCAAATAACTTTCTTGAAGGTGCTCTTGTTACGCGAGCAATGGATAAGGCAGCTTCATTTAACAGAAGTTGTTTTGCAATTGATCGGACAGCATCAAGAACACTTGTGCCATAGGGTGAATACATATTATTACTTGTAATTGACATGTGCACATAATGAGATGGTTGAATATATTTAATCTTTGCTCCCATTTCTTTAACTGCATCATTTATAATTAATGTAAGGTCTTGAATTTCTCTTTCTGACATTGGTTTTTTTGTTTCAGAAGAAACCACGACGGTATTTCTTCTTTGTTGTGGTAATTCAATTTGTAATGTAGGCAAATTCTTTGCCAATAAATCAACCAATAAAGATTTTTGATCTGTATCTAATTGAACAATTAGTCCTAATTCAATATCAGTCATCTTATCAAATAAGAGAATACATTTCTTTGGATCATGAATGATAAACTTTGGACTATCAAGAGTTTTCTTAATTTCAATAAATGTATCACCATATAAACATGTTCCAAAAACAAATGATGGAAGAATTTTCAATTCCATTTTTGTTTTATCCAGAATTAATTTAACAATTTCCAATCCTTTTTTACCAATTGGACCTTGAACTGGATCAAGATGAAGTGTATTTGTTTTGTTGCCAATATTAGGTGCCAAAACAGAATCGGAAATAATCGTGACTGCCTTATTAGCTTCTGGTATTCTCATTATGATAGATTCATAATCTTTATACCTTCCAACTCTTCCCATTTCCAAATCAAATAATTTTTCATATTGAAAAGATGAAAATTCAAATGATTTAAATAAATGGCTAATTCCTTCATCATCCAATATCTTTGCTATATTTAATGTATTATTTTCTGTATCATAAACATGTCCCTCTTTCTTTTGAACAACAAAAACATTTATTAGTTTTTGAAGTTTCTCTCTTAGTCCAGATAAAAGAGACTTTTTATTTTCATGCATTGCAATGTTCACCACCAGATTTTATTGGCCATCATCTTCGTATGAAGGAAAACAATTTGTAGATTTTTCAATCATCCCAAGAATGCTTGACATCGTAATACCAACTGTATCTTTTAAGTTTTCCGATTCTTCTTTTCTTTGTTTGAGGTCTTGTTTCTTCATTAATGTATCAATAATGGTTTTCCTTAATTGTGCTCTTTTGGCTGGCAATGAAGTATATAAATCCATCAATTTTGTCATTGCATCAATATTTGTTGATTTAAGAGAACGAGGGTCTTGAAATGATTGGAACTTTGAAAGAAGATTTAACAAAACTTCTTCAACACGTTCGTCCCTTTCCTCTACTAGATTGATATCCTCTTCAATTCTTTCTAAATGTTCTTCTAGTCTTTCATCTATTTCCATCTTCCGTGTCGATGGTTTCGGTTTCCTTGCCATTTTGTTCAACATCCTTTTTGTACTCTTTCTGTTTTCCAAAATAATCCATCTTAATTCCTTTAGTAATATTGTCAAATTCTGGTGAAAGAGATTTATCAATTTTCACTATTTCTGTTTTTATATCAGTTAATAACTTTTTAACACCTGTTATTTTAACTTTTTTTAATACTTGTTGTCTTCCATGTTCTGATTGAACACCATAAAAATTCCGAATAGTCAGAAGAATATTTTTAACAATTTCTTCCATTTTCTGATGAAGGTAATTTAAAGAAACCCAAAGATGTTTACAACAAATACCATTTAAATGTGGGTTTCTTTTAACTGGCTTCCTTGATTCTCCTGGTCCAAGAATTGAATTTTCTTTTGTTAGAATATAATTAAATCCCCAAAATACCATTGCCGGACAGTTGCACCTAATTCTCCAATTGGTCTTCTTCATTAATTTGGTTAAAAAATCAGAGATTTTATCGTTAGAAACTCCAACCAAGGATAGGTAAAATCCAGCCAAAAGTATTGTTCTGTATTCCGTATTTCTATATCCTTGTTGATAAGTTTTTCTTGATATATCACTATGAGTATATGACACCAAAAGGCCAGAAGAAATGAACTTGAAAATATCTGGATGTTTCATTTTAATGTAAGGTTTCCAATCAGAAGAATTTAGGTGCAATCCTTTTGATTCTGAAAATTGTAAATTTGATTCATCAATAAATGTTTCAAATTTAGCAGACAAAACAATTTTTTTCATTAACGTCAAATCCTTTAGGATAGTGAATAATAAAGATAATATGGAAGAACAGACATTGACCACATAGCATGATTACAAAAATAATTTGCACCAGAATCTTTTCTACTGAAATTATTTAAATACTCTCTACAATTGCATCTGATAAAAAATTTACTAAATCCATAGAGAGTAAAGAAAGCATATAACATTTGATTATCCAAAAGCTTTTTAAGCTCACCACGAACTAATTCATTCATATTAACAGAAGCATTTTTATTCAAGTATATTGTTGCATACTGTTTTGTGCTTCCATGAATAACATCACTCTGTATAGTAGTGAATTTGATAACACCATTTGTTCTATCATTGATTATTGAAGATACTTGAAAATTTGATCTCATAACAAGATTTTGTAAAAATGTAAATATCTTATCAGCATTCTTTGTTCCTTTTGAATTTTCTTTTTGCCGAAGTCTAAGAAAGATATTTGATGGTCTGTCTGGCAATAATCTTCTATAAGCAATACTATCTAAACTAGCAGAAAGAATTGGCTGTTGATTTACAACATAAGACAATTCATTTTGATTGAAATCAATTAATGTATATGATCTTTCAGAAGAAATAATTGGTTCCTTTTTAATTTGTCTGACTTTATTATGACATTTATTTAGTTCACAAATGATCCGATAATCTTCTTCGGCATCCTTGAGTCTAAATAAATTGCCATCATATTTTTCATTCAGAATCTTTTTAACACCTTCAAAATCTTTATTTTTTCTCAAATAACTATACCTTCCACTCATTTAATATCACCTTATTTGATATTATAATTCAAACATTGGTTTCGAAATTCCATCAATTCTTGAACAATTTTATCCTTATTTTGAAGAAGAAGTTTCATGGAATCTCTTTCTTTTTTCGTCAATTCAACATAATAAGATGATTTTGAAATTTTCTTGCCTTCCTTTTTATTTAGTTGTTTGCCTTGAAGGTTTGTAAATTTTTCAATTTTATGTTGCATTTTAAATTGGAGAAAATCCCGAAAGAGTTTATAAAATTTCTTATTATTCGTATCACAATTAATTTGATTTATTGTGCCATCATTCATGTCCATTGTATTAATAATTGTAGTAGCATTTCTCTCAATAAGTTCTTTCGAAACATTTTTGTTAATAACATCAATGAAAAATTCTGCCAAAATTTTTTGAATCGAAGGTTTCCTAGATGATAATACAGTAAATGAATATGCTAAAATGTTTGATTTCAAGGTTGACATATTTGATTCAGTATTGGAAGATTCAATTTCTTCTAATCGTTCCTCAAAATCATTTTCATCATCAATCAATCCAGCCAAATAATCTTCAACACTTTCTTCTTCAAGATTATTTTGATATGTTTTAGTATCCATGACCGAATCATCATCAATAGATTCAAGATGATTGTGATATTTATAATCTGTTAATGTTTGGTGATGATAGTTATGTTGATTAATCAACGATTTCAAATAAAGAGCACTTCTATGAGCAGTAGCAACAAAAATACTGAACATGACTTTTGTAGTATCAATTTTTGTAAGATACTTAATAATACTCATCCAAGCATTATTTACAGCTTCTTCAAATTCATCCATTACTGGTTCATAAACTTTTGACCCAATAACTTTTCGAATTGATAATTGAACTTTTGGATAAATAACATCTAAAATATTATACTTTTGAATGGCACAGTGTTCTACTATTCGAGGATTTCTATTTAGATGCAACCAATGAATCAAACTATATAATTTGTATTTTTCTATATTTGACTTGAGTTCTAATTCATCTTCCAATGTAATTTGAATTTTCTTATTGTTAAGATTTTCTTTGAGATATTTTCTTTTCTTGACAAAAGAAGGATTCTGTTCTTGTTTCTCTTCTCTATAATTTCGGACACAATCAATGATTTCAAGCATGATAATATCAACATTTCTAACACTATAATCTCTCAAAGTCATAATCCGATCTAAATAATTTGGATTGGTCATAACAAGATTTATTAACCAATCGTCTTCTTTAAATGGCCACTTCATATATTTTTCATCTAAGGAATCTTCTTCAACTGGTAGATTCTCAAAAATTTCTTGATTCATTTTTATCAACTCCATATTTTTACGAAACTCAAAATTTCTAAAATTAACTTATGTGGAGGTTGACAAATTATGCTTACGGAAAATCAAATTGAACAATACATATCATATAGACGTGATCCAATTCAATTTATTTTGGATAATGTTAAAATCATTACTCAAAAAAATGGACGAATTTCATTTCCTTTATATGATTTCCAAAAAAATCTCATTAAAAAATATTGTAATAAACACAATCTTATTATTTTAAAAAGTAGACAGGTTGGCGCTTCAACCATTGTTCAGGCACTAGCGTTATGGTCTGCTTTACATTTTTCAAATTATAACATTCTCATTGTTTCTGCTGGTGCTAGAAACGCTAAGAAGTTTTTAAAAAAGATTAAACAAATGTTTCGAGCATTGCCACAATGGTATATAGATGAATTTTTGCCACCAACGTCAACAAGAAATAAAACAGAAAATGGAACAAAAGATAATGAATCTGAAATGGCATTTACCAATGGAAGCACTATTACTGCTCTTCCTGCTACGGAACAAGCCTCTAGAGGTGAATCAATTAGTTTATTAATTCTTGATGAAGCTGCTCATACTGAAAATGTTGAAAATGTTTATAAAGCTATTTATCCAACCATATCAAAAGCTGTTGATACTACTTCGAAAAAACCTTATGGAATACTTATTATATCAACCCCGAATGGTATGGCAGGAACGGGTGAATGGTATTATAATATGTATCAAAATTCAGTCAGTGGCAAAAACAATTTTTATCCTTTACGTGTTCATTGGAGTAGTATTCCAGATTGCACAAAAGAATGGTATTTGGAAAATTGTAAAGCTTTGAATTGGGATCAAAGAGCTATTAGGCAAGAACTTGAATTATCATTTGAAGCATCTGGAGATACTTATATACCAGGCTTCTTACTTGAAAAAATTGAAATCGAAGAACCAATTAAGAAACTTGAAGATAATAATTTGTGGATATGGCAAGAACCTATTGAAAAAAGACCTTATGTAATTGGTGTTGATACTGCTTATGGAACGGGGAATGATGATTCAGCTTTTCAAATTATTGATGGATATACATTAGAACAAGTTGCAGAGTTTGCTTGTGATACAATTATTCCTGATGATTATGTTGACATTCTTTTAAAATATCAAAAAATATATAACAATGCTTGGATGAATGTAGAACGAAATGCTTTAGGTAAAATCATCATTGATAAATTATTAAGAATTGATCCAACAATTCGAGGAAAATTATTTCGTGATGGCAATCCTAATGATTTGATTGATCAAAAACATACTGTAAGAAATACAAAACAGAAAAAGAAAGCTATTCAGACATTGGATTATGGAACAAATTTAACAGGAGAAACAAGAAATCTTCTATTGACAAATATGAAGAATACATTACTTGAAAAATATTCAAATTTGTTAAATGTAAAAGATGAACGTTCATTTGAACAAATTCAGAATTCAGAATTAATTGGAGAAAAACAATTAGGTATTATTAAATCTGAAAGATTGTTAATGCAATTTTTGACATTCATCTATGATAAACATGGCAGAGTTGCTGGAGCCAGAAAAGATGACCTTGTATTGTCTTATGGTCATACATTGTGGGCTTTTATGAAATTAAAAGACCTTTTAAGAACAGACATTAAAGAAGCATTTAATAGTTTGTATGGCAATGTTGAATCTCAAAAAATTCAGGAACAAACAACCCATCTTCTTAAAAAGTATAGTGGAATTGATAAAAAATACAATCTGTCAGACGAAGAACTTGAGGAAATTCTACAAATTGATTCTAGATCACGAGAGAAAAATGAAGTTAATAGTAGTCCACAAATAGATGGTGAAAGAAAACAAATGACCGCACAATCATTGAAATCAATATGGGGTATTAAAGATTAGGGGGATTTATAAATGAAAAAGTTTACTGTTGTGAATGGATTTTCACATAATGGTTTGGAATATAAAGCTGGGGAGATTTTTGTTCAGAGTGAAAAGAATCTTTCTGATTATGACATTCAATTTTTATTGGAATATAGAAAGATTACTGTATTTACTCATTCAGAAAAGCCAGTTGAAAAACCTGCTCCTGAAGTAGTGAAAGAACCAGTTCAAGAAGTTGAAAAAGAACCAGTGCAAGAAGAAGAAAAAGAAGAAAAAAAAGAACCTGTGAGGAAGCCAAGAAAACCTCGTAAGTCAGAATAATAAAGGATGATTTAGAATGGGAATTTTTAATAAACTCCCAAATATCCAATTGGATGATTCCGATTTTGAAGAATTAAAAATTAGGGTCTTATCTGAATTTGGATATCCAAGTGTATCAGTTGAAATTACTGAAAACAACCTTGTTATGGCGATTAAAAAAGCTGTTGATGTTTTGAATATTTATGCACCAAGAATTGTTTATCCAAGATTCCAAATTTTCCCAATGAAATCTGATTATGAATTGGCCGATTATCCAAAGATTAACAGTGTTATTGATATTTATTTGGATATTAATTATTTAATTGGTATGGGAATTCCATGGGAAGTTTTAATGAGGCAACCATTATCACTTGCTGCTAAATCCGATATATCTGTTATGACGGATTACATTACAAATTTTCTTCAATATGATACTGTGAATAAAGCATTTGGATTGGATTTAGCAAAAGAATTAATTGAACCTAATATTGTAAGAATTACACCAACTCCAATGTATCAAGGATTGGTAGCAGCTAAATTAGCAGTGCCACACACAGAAGATTTATCTTCATTAAATTCTTATGAAATAAATTGGTTTATTCAATTTGTTCAGTGTAAAGTTGCTAAAATGTTAGCCAGAATCCGTGGAAAGTTTAGTGGAGTTCAATTGGCTGTTGGTTCATTGGACAATGATGCATCAACGTTATTACAGGAAGCTGATGAAAAAGAAAAAGAGTTAATTGAAGAATTGAAAGCTAGATACAAGTTCCCGGAATCAACTTTATTAATTGGGTAGTTAAAATGAAACCAGAACTGTTTTACGAATTATATGATAACCAAGAATATGAAAAATTAATCAAGGACGTTGAAAAATTATTTCGATCATCCCAAGAATACAAAGTTTGGCTGTCATCAATAAATAGAGAAGTGTGTGCTGCAACTGGATTGTCAGCAACCGATGATCAAGCACATATTGAAGTTCATCATTATGGCAGAACACTATATGATATATGTCAAAATGTTGTGGATTACTTTATTGACAATAAATTGCCATTGAACACCATCTATTTAACAATGGTTATTTTTGATTTGCACATGAGTGGTTGTGTTTCATACGTTCCCCTTCTTCATTGTGTTCATAGAATGTTGCATGAAAATCCAGTGAACACAAGAGATAAATATCCCTTAATTGAAGAAGGAATTGAAAGAGCTTACAATTCAGATGAAAAGATTTTAGAACAATATAAAAATTTACTTTTGAATTGTTTTAATGATGAATCAATATTTAAATCAAAGGAGAATTAATAATGAAGAAAGAAAAGAAAATGATTTTTACTCTGAATAGTGGCAAGAGTATTGTTCAAACGGTTCCGATCAGTGAAATTGAAAAGATTTATGATTCTTACATCAAAGGTAAGAATGATGCATCTTCTGAATATGTTATTGATTTAAAAAAACCAAGTAAAATTGAAGATGAACCGTGGTCGGAACGCGTAACGATTGTGGTTAGTCAAATTGCAGCTATTCAAGTGGAAGATAAAGACAAAAAGTTTCTAGATTAAAAATTAATAGGTAAGAATTCTTTAAAAAGAGTCCTACCTATTTTTTCTATGAAAATGGTGATTTTATGATTAAAATAAATGAATTAGATTTAATCTTAGCCCGAGAAGTTGAACCGTATGAGGTTAATGAATTAGAATATGATATGCAAAAAATGGCTACGTTATTTAAAACAAGATTTTCAGAAGCATATCAAAAATTTAAACATGAAGAATGTGAGATATTCCGAGGCGACCAAAATTTAGATAAAGAAATATCAATTGTTAAACCGGGTAAACGAGCAAGTCAGAACACTTCCAATTATTATACTCTTTTAATCTCATACCTACTACCAAGCTGGAAAGACTTTCCTAAAAGAGATTCATCTTTTATTTGCACTACTGATCCAGATATGGCTAGACGATATGGAAGAGGTAATTATTTTATTGTATTCCCCGAAAATGGTGCCAATTTAGGAGTTTGTTCGTCTCGTGATTTTTGGTATTCTTTTGAAAATCAACTTGAAGATATGGACATATCAGATTTATCTTATTTTAATAATTTTTTTAATGAATTTTATCATATGATAATAAACTTTTATAGTCTTCCAGAACATGACATATCTATAGAAGAATTGAAAAAATTTAGTAATTTGGTTGATCAATCATTAGAGTTAATGTTGAGTTATTATCAGAAAAATATCAATGATATTCCAGACGAAGATAAGGCAAAAATAAATAGATTAAGACAAATGTTTCAAATGAACACACCACTTATGGAAATTCGTGATGAATATCTTAGAAACCAAACTCCTTTTCTTCAACAAATTGACCAGAATTTTTTAAATCCTGAAAAGAATGAAATACAACATTGTTCCATTGGTGAATTTAAATTGGGCGAAAAATATTCTGAAATTTGGACGGATGCATCTTGTTTATTTATAAATTATAATACATGGACAGTCTGGCAATCATATATGAATTCTCCAGAATGGGAGAAGATTATGAATGAATAGCGTAAGACTTTATGACAATGGATTAGTTGAATATCTTAGACAGAATATCACAATTGATGATGGTGAAGATGATGGAAGAAAACCACAAGTCATTTTTGCTTCACCATCAAAAAAGGCTCTCGTTGTTGATATGTCTGATAATAATACTCCAATATTGCCAATTCTGACCGTGACCCGAGAAGGTTTTTCAAGACATGAAACATCTGGAATTGTTAAAACACATTTATCAAGGCCATTTATTCACACACATACAAGAGATAAAAAGAATATTTATGGGTCAGATTTTTTACCGTATGTTATAAATTACAAGGTTGATGTTTGGTCATTGACCCAAGGAATGCATACTGATATTATTGTTCAATTGCTTTGGTTAATGGAAAAGAAACCGTCGATTCCGGTTCGTGGCACAATTGCAAATAGAGAAATTAAAATGAATGGTTATATTGAAGGATATGACATTTCGGATTCATCAACTTATGATGAAATGTCCGATGACAATATGAGAATATTCCGATCAACTTTAACCATTAAAATGTTTGCTTGGTTGACAAAAACAGAAACAAATAAGAAAACCGTATTTGAAATTTTGGATAACGTAATGATTCATACATCGAACCCTGATGA